TTTTATACTTTTTAACTTGTTCAAATCACATATTGTCAATTCCCTTTGTAGTATAATATTATTCTAACATGGTTATTTCTTCTGTATATACAATATTAGACAAAATAAAAAAGCCGGGGAATGAACCCCGGCTTTTTTACTTATTTAAATATTTTACACAACACAGAACGGCACATTATCAATAGTTCTCGGTTTACTTGAATCAAATGTTAATTTCAAGAATCCGCTAGCATGGTTTGTAATTTTACCGTTTCCGCCAACAATATACATTTCTGTAAAATTAAGCGCGCTTAAAGTGTCTTGCAAAATAGCTGAATAGAAAGTAGCATCTGCATAAATTTCAAACCATTTAATAAAATATAAACCTTTTTTGAAATCTACTGTATGAACTAAATAACAGGTTGCGTGTTTCATCCCTGCATCTGTTACATACAATATGCCAATGTCTTGTGTGCCGATTCTGGCAAGAAAGGTTTTAGCGTGTTCTGATGTAATTCTATATTGGCATTCAGCAGTATTTGCGTTTATATCATAAATTCCGACTACCGTATAATTTCCATCCACCATAGTATCATCTTCATCATATAACCTTGCCGAAAAGATAAGCCTATTATTGCTTATTCCTATACAAGAAACTTCCTTATACGGTTGATACGAAAGTTCACAAATATTTTGTAATGTCCACGTTATACCATCCGTTGAAGTCAAATATGCAAATCCACTTTCACATGGAATCAGCCATTTATATCCGTTGCTATCATGATAGGGCGGGCAAGATGTATAATATTCCTTCATCCACCCACCAAATCTTGTTACATTGAACTTTCCGCTTATAGCATTAACTATTAACTTTAGTTCGTATATTGTGCCAAATGAAACGCCATTGTCATCTATTGTAACTTCACATGTACAGGGCATATAGTCCATTTTACTTGGACTATACGCCGCAGGTATTTCCTCATTACGATATGCCGACGAAAAGAATAATCTATTATTAACGCTGCTTCCAAAACTTACACCGCCAACAAGCAATTTAGTATTTCCGTCTATATCAACATATGAAGTCCCTTTCTTTGCTACATCCCCGTATATAATGCCGCTTTCAATGTTATCGTTTAATTTGAAGTATCTATAACGATAACGCATTGTACCTGTTTCCGATAAATCTGGAGCGTCGGAATTTGAGTGCGTAATATTTTCGGCATACGTTACGCAAAAATTATTACCGCTCTTAAATATACCAAATTTCGTGCAAACTGTATCCGTATCTTCTTGAATGTTATGATTTCTATAAGACACAACAGGTTTTACAAATAAATCGTTCGGTTCTGTGATTATAGGAGTATAAACTTTACTTCTGTTTATCAAACTTTTTGAAGTCGGATGTGCAAATACAAACAAGTTATGATCGCAAGTCGTTGTTGTGCCAACAATAAGTATTGCTGCCCCGGTCGGTGCAATAATTTCTTCTTCTGACATAGATAAATGTGCAGAAGATTTATTTATTAATTTATTTGCATTGTCAACAAATGCCCATAATCTACTGCCATTTCCTCCATGACCTGTAATATTGAATTTATCCCCTTCATTACATTCGCATACATACGTTTTCCAATTCGGGTAATCCTCTAACGTCATATTAACAACGTCACCCGGATTAACGTTCGTTCTGATAAATTGGTTTTTAAATTCTATCGTATCAGATTTTTCACCATTCTGCGTTAATTCAAATGTAATTGTTCCATCAAAATCAGACGGCTCTATAATTGTTGTTCCGGCACTTCCGCTTTTACTCATAAACACAATATAAGTTTCGCTGTTAATCAATATTGTTTGTTCAGTATCAAACCAATTTGTATTACCAATAGGAACGCCATCAGCATTGTATAAACCATAGGCAATATAATTACATACGGTTCCCGGAATCATTGTGATTGTTTCGCCCTTAAATGTCATATAGCGTTTCGTTCTAATTCTTGCATTGTTTTCTAACGGTAATGCTTCACCGGTATAAGTTCCACTCTCAAAGTCCTTATAAGTTAAATTGTAACTTCTTTTCGCTTGAAGGTCTAACGCTTTTTGTAACTCGTTTACTTGTTTACCAATTAAATTGCCATAATACGAGGGTGAATCGGTTGTTTTGCCGTTTAATATCATTTTAGACGATTCTGCCGGAGCAACAATTAAAGCATTAGACAAAGTAATTGACGGTTGGCTCAGTTTCAATATTTCTCCGTCATTATTGATGAAGCACCATGCTAACGCACGCACACCGCCACTAACTGAAATAGTAAATTCTTCACCCGCCGAAACGTCAATAATTGCATATTTCCACCCATCCGCGTCTACAATATTTGTAATGTCAACAGGTGAAATATTACAATATAAAGCCTTGTCTTTGATAAATTCAATATTTTTAACATTTGCAACACTCTTTAAATCACTAAGTTCATCCCCAGTCACCTTAGCATCAGCGGCGGCACCACTAATAGTTAAACTACTGTCTACCATAACAGCAGAACCAACAGGGTCAACATTTTCTTCAAGCCAATCGCTAACTTCTCCCGGAATACCTGCATCAACCAAAGCGGGTAACTGGTCTGCAACGCTTTCATCAATTTGTCCCGCAACTGCATCGTCAATTTGTTCAGCTACAACAGCGTCAATTTTTTCATCAACAACACCCGGTAACTGGTTTTCAACAAGAGGATCAAGAAGAGCGTCTAAAGTGCCGTCTTCTGCCATCGCATCAAGGACATTTCTAAGTTCAGCTTTAACGTCAAGGTCATCAAAATAATCATTGACATATTTCTGCAATTTGTTATATGCTTCTGCGAGAGCGGAAGTATTGCTTTCAACCGCAGTCAAATCTTCAATCGTATGATTAAGATAACTGACAACTTTATTCAGCAGTTCATAATAACTTAAGCTGTCATCATAAGTGAGTGGTAAAGCAGTCTGGCACCAGAATCTAAAAGCACCAATTCCGGAATAACCGTTAAGTACAGGCGAGAAATCAGCATGAGGATTTTTAGGCATAAATTTTCTCCTTTACCATAACCCGAAGAACAGATCAGTCAGTTCCTCGATAATCATTTCATCGATATTGATGAAAGTTTCTCTAAATTCCAGAAGCATTGCAGAATAGCTCATACCGCCACTCTTGCCAACGACCTTCTGTAAATATTCGTCAGTATTTGTGCTAACTTTTACACCACTTCTATCACCATGAATCTCTTCATTGTCAATAACATTCTCGTTGTTATTTCTTCCAATATTATTAGTATTTACTTCTGAATATATATCATTAACATTTTCACTAATAGTTTCATCTTCTTTTAACGTATTATCTTTTCCCCTGTCATTAACTTCAACCCCTTCGCTTACATTTTCTTTACTAGCGCCATGAGTAATTTCATTCTTTTCATTGAAAGTTTTAACATTAGATTCAGAAGTATTTCCATTCTCAACTCTTTCGCTAACGCTTTCATTATGCTGACTAGCTGTTTCATTATTATTTTCATTACCACTGCCATTTTCTGTACCAACATTTGAACTACTTTCCTTCCCCGTTCTGTTATTACTAGTAGTCCCGTCATTAGTATCTTTTCTAGCGGTTGTTAAGTAGATATTATTCTGTAAAGACTGGGAAGGCGCACTACTATTGGGAATATTCATCCCGTCAATTCCACCCTGTGGAGTATCGCTGAATAAATCCCATTCTGTATTCTGACTAGTTCCGCTTTCATTAGCAGTATTAACACTATCCGTATTTCCGGTATTAACACTTTCATAATTGCTGTTTCTATTTCCGGTCTTGTTAGAATTATTATTTTCTGTTCCAACATCATTATTAACGATAACGTGTTCACCAGTATTGTCATCCTTAACAGTGCCAGTATGCTCATTTGTGCCATTAACATTATTCGTTTCAATACCATTGCTCGAACTATTTCTAACAGCGTTTTCAACCTCTTTACCCACGCTATCTCTTTGATTTCTACCCTCTTTATTAGAACTATTATTTCCAGTTTTATTACCCACTTCATCAACATTTTCATTAGCTTTTCTGTCAATCGTATTATCGCGTTTTCTGTGTTCATTATCACTAGTATTTTCAACACCATTCTGATTACCTTCATGCTGTGTAGTTAAGTCAACATCATAGAATGGATTGAACGTCAGTAAAGCACTTTCATACAACTTGTTATAATAAGGCATTATAATATTCATTCGGTCTTCAAGTCTCAATTTCCAAAGACCATAAGTTTCTTCGGAAATTTCTCTTGTATAATAATGCCTTAAAATTTTCTTTTCAAGAACCAGTCTATACGCTTCGTCATAAATAGGAAAATTAAAATCAAAAATCAATGGTGCCGCTTGATTTAATATTTCATCAACACTGTTAAACCCAACGCTTTCTGTATGTCCTGTTAATGATTCACACAGAAAGCGTACTTCCGTGGTATATTTGCTCAATCAAATCACCTCAATTCGTTCGTAAATCGATTGCAATAGGCGATCCGGTATTAAGAACTTCACCGTTATCATCAACAATACCTTCCGTTTCACCCTTAAACATAATTTCATCATCTGCTTCACGGTAATCTTCACGATAAACGCAGTCAATTTCATCATCAAGTTCATCAGCAAACATTTCGTTAATCATTTTGCAAGCCTGTTTTCTCGCATTAAGTCTACTGTAACGGTTTGCGATTGTTCCACCCATATTTCTGATAACTTCATCGCTAACCATTCTTTCTTTTTTCTGGAAGGAAATGTTAGAAATACCGAGATACGTTAATGCTTCATTGTAATATCTAGTTTTTAAATCGTATAATTCCGTCCCGTGGAATGGAGCATCGGTGTTAATAGCTTTAATAGATTCTGGAGTGATATTTTTATTATCACCGTAAATTACAGGCTGATTGCCTTCGTATTTTTCATACAGATTTGCAAGAGTAAGTCTCTGTGTTTCATCGCAAAGAATAAGAATAGGCGTCTTCTGTGCTTTAGCATTGACTTCGATAGTTCTGTCAAATTCATATAATCTTTTGGAAAAAACTTCAACATCCAAAGCAGAATTTGTATGCAGTTCATTATTCCAAATGATTACAGAATTTGTTTCATCCAAATCCATCTGATAGCCATTGCTAGCATACGCCCTTCTGTATTTAGGAATCTGATACACAGTAAGTTGTCCACCAATCATACAACGGAGGGCAAGGAAACCCATAACTTCGTCTTTAAAGAATACGCACATACCGTCACCAAAAAGACAAAGTTCAAGAAATCTGGTGTCGATAGTATCAGGCATGTTTTTCCATTCAAACATGCTCATTGAAAGAGCCATAAGACGATTATAATACTGAATAAATTCAGCATTGTTATATCGTTGACTTTCCCAAAATTCTTTATTTTTTCTTTTAGCCATTTAGCACCTCATGATAAAATGGGATTTGTGAAATCTCCGTAATTGCCAATATTATTTCCATTTGTCCAAAATGTAACACCATGGTCATAAATAGATTTAAGTTTAACTAAATCATCGGAAGGAATATTGCCATTAATTTCGCATCCAACAGTTTTGGTATATGTCCAGTTCTCTCTTACTTTTCTTGCAGGAACTTTAACACGGTGACAAGCATATCCAAATCTGCTAAAATATTCATCAATTATTTTAGCATATTCTTGACGGATGGTTTTTTGTCTAAAAGCAAAGTGATTAAGATTTGACTGTAAATTTAACATGTCATTTGAGATTTGTCCATGCACAGGATCAGGTGTAGCGTCTGTTTCATTCTTTTTGCTTAATACGCTAAATATATTTCGTACTAAATTGCCACCACTTGTGGCGGCAATCCCACCCGCTATCCTGACTAATGCAGGATTTTCTGTTACAACACCAGCACCTGCACCAAGTAAACCACCTATTAACCCTACACCCTGTGCCGCCATTGATAAAGCAATATTTTTTTCATTTCTTGCCAGCCAAACTTGATAAGCGTCACCACTCCATGCACTTTGAATGTTAATCTTACTAGTTAGTGCATTTTGATAGCTGTTCGTTTCGCCGTTATAATAAACTGGCATACAAGCGCACGTTGGAATGCCATGCGGAGTGCCATAAATTCTAAAGTTTCCAACATGTGTACTATCCCAAAGTTCAAGTTTAAATTTAGCAGTATCACCAGTTCCATTGTCTACTTCAATTAAATTATAAGGATATGTAAATAATTTTTTGTTTTTAGGTATATAGCCATCAACTTGTACAGTATTAGGGTAAAAAGCATAATCAACAGTTACATATCCATAATTTTCAGAATCGCTAGCACTTAAAGGCATTTCTCCCATAAATCTAGGATACTGATAAATTGCTACAATAGCATCTTCAATTCCATGTGATATATAACTGGTTAAATGTTGCCTTAATTCATCCATACTGTTTGAATTAAGTAAATCAAAACTCGTAAAACGCATTCCGGTAAAATAGTTTAAGCATTTATAGCCGGAATAAGCAAGATATTGATCCGTTGTAGGATTCCATCTTCCCGCTTCAACCACGCAAATTCTTGTACAATCTAAATTATATCTTGCATTAGCTTGTACGTGATATTCCGGCCCTAAGTCAAGCCCTTCATCAATTGTATTATCTCCTGCAACATCAGTAGAAGCATGTTCCCTTTCAACGAAACATTTATCAAGAATATGGTCAAAAAACCATGTCTGCATAACGTCAATTTCAAAATTTATTTTACTAACGCTGTCATTAACATAGTCAACGCTTAAAACGAAAGCATAAAACCACTTATTGTTATATGCTGTGTTTTGATACATTATATATGTACAATCCCAAAGATTATTCTGATTAATGTCAACCTGAATCCACCCACGCTCTTTTCTCTGATAACTCTGGTTTGTTAGTGTGTATTTAGCTTTAGACAAAAAATATTCAGTTTGAGCGGCTTTTCCATCGAAGAAAATAGTATGGTCATAATCATTATTTAAATTAACGCCTCTTAAAATTTTAAGTGTTGTATTCGGATAAATGTACATCTTAAATCCTCCGAAAATTAAATGATGGGGGCGAAGGGATTTGAACCCATATGCATTATAACGAGCGGGAGATTTTAAGTCTCCTGTGTCTACCGAACTTCCACCACACCCCCATGAAAAATGGGAGGGAATTTAACCCTCCCATACAGGTTAATTAACCGCCTTCGGTTTCTTCGTAAATGGTAATAGTGGCAGTATCGGTCTTAGTGGAATCAAAGACAGACGTTGCAGTAACAGTAATTTCAGTACCCGCTTCAATATCAGGCGAAACAGTGAGCACACCGAGGGGAGAAATGCTGATATTTTCGGGGTCTGCTTCGCCACTAACAGTAGCAGTCCAATTAACAGCCTTAGAAGCAAAGTTAGCGGTAACAACAGTAGCGGACAGAAGCAGAGACTGACCAGGCATAAGCACAGCAGTTTCGGGGGAGACAGTAACGCTAGTAATGGAAGGCGCGCCGGGAACGAAAACAGCGGCATTTGCGAAGGGAGAAATGGAGAACGTCTTCCACGCATGATACCAATACTGCCAATACAGGCCCTCACCGTTATAATCTTCGGTGAACTGATTCATGTTATCATAAATCATGAACCAATCGCCATCAACGATAACAGCAGGAATAGCATCAAGAGCAGTAAGTTCAGCATCAGTCATAGGCGTATAATTCGGCTCATTTGCGAACAGAAGAGCAAGCCTTTCATTATCGATAGAACCGAACGAATCAACAAGCACTCTGTGTCCCATGAAATCAGCTTTGTCCATGTTGAATGCAGAAGCGAGAACCTCAACATCCATCACGGCATCAAAGTCAGAATTGACGATGATATACTGATTATCTTTGAGCGTATAATTCTGAACGCCAGTCAGATTATACTTATTGCTCATGAACTCAAAGTTATTGGAAGTTCCCTTAATGGTGCCAACAATGGATTTCATATTGGCACTAGTGACGCTAGCAACCTGTACCGCCTTAAGCTGACCATTCAGAATATGCTTACCAATAAGGTATTTCATAACCTGAAATTCATCATAGTTAGCGGCGGTGTACATGCTGTCAACAATCTTTGCGATAAGATCGGTGACACCCTGCCAACTAAGGAACGCCTGACGAAGCTGTTCTCTCTGAATAGTAGCCTTGTAAAACTTCTGATAATTGAGCACATGGAAAGCGGCTCTAACATCAGGAATTTCACGTTTCATGAAGAGGGTTTCAGATACGGCGGGATCATACTCAAAGGGCTTAGCAATATTAACGAAAACCTCTTCAATAGTTTCGCCATATTCCATGATACCCTTCTTGAACTTTGCCCAAGGATTAGAATACAGTTTAGAAGTGACGATCACTCTGCCGATTCTGTTCACAAGAGCACTAAGAAATTCGTTCTGGAGAACGGCATCGTTCATAATGACAAGACCGATCTCACGGATATTGTCTTGAGAAATACTTGCAACAGGCACATAATTCTTATAATTTGCGCTTGCGCTATTTCTGATAGCGTTAAGAATTTCCTCGGAACTTGCGGAAAGTTTCTGTACGAGCGGAATAGTAGGCATTAGGTTTGTCCTCCTTATTTATTAGTAAACAAGTCATTGATGGTGACTTCTTTTACTTCTTCTTTTTCTTCCTTTTCCATTGGGGAATAATTTCCACCATCTGAATTAAGGAATCTGTGACGGTATTTTGCTTTCCACGATTCGTCTAATTCGTGGTATTTTCTTTCCCAATCTTCACCGTTACCATGACTTCTCTTTTCAAGATCATTGAAAGTATCTGTCATGTCTTCAAGGAAAGAAATTGCATCATCGGAAGTATCGTTTCCGATTCTTTCATGTACGCGATTGAAAAAATCTTCACGTTTAAGTACTGGCATTTTAGTCCCCCGGAATTAATGTAGCTGTTACGCTTGTGATTACATAAAGATTGCTGTTGGTATCATTTCCTCTGCAATTAAGTAAAGAACCTAATAACGAAGACGAAATACTGATAGCCATAGATGCGCTATTTGCTTCTTTCCAAAAACTTAAAGTTCTTTCGGAAGGCTGTATTCCCGTATAGGCTGTGTAAGTAACTGTTACAGAATATTTGTGCATATTAAACTCCTTTCGTTAATTTATAAATAAGCCAAGGCGGTAAACCTTTATGCTTTTTGGGCAATGGTGCTGGCCCGGGTGGGTCTGGTGGTTCAGGTGGCGTTTCTCCTGTGAAGAAATCCTTAATAAGTAAAGCGTTATTTATCGTCTGCTGTTCTGTAAGGTAAAAATTTCCTGCCGTCCACGGTTCTCTTGTACCCGGATCATTTTGAAATAATGCTAAGAATGTTTGTGCCCATGAGTATCTTGTATTAAAACTTCCGTCATTAATACCTTCCCAATGGAACATAAATTCTTCAACTAAATCGTGTAAATTTGTTGACGTTGTAGCTAAATATTGATATAATGTATTATAAGCACTTTGTCCATAAATATTATTAGGTATCCACAATCTTTGATACATGAAAAACTCTAATTGTCCTTGACCGCTATCTATAGGAAAATTGTTATCATGTAGAAAGTTAAATAAGGCGGTTCTGTTTGTAATTTCACCTCTATTAGTCCATTGTCCTAGTCCATAACCCGGAGCACCAACAGTTAAATTTTCCCATATGCCGGGATTGACGGTGCTTTCCTGATAGAAATTACCGCAGATAGCCGCTATTACATATAAATTACTTGTTATTGCCATTGATTAAATTATATAACCTATCAAGAAAAACTATCATTTCTTCTCTGGTTACATTATCATTTAATTTATAGTCATCTTCTTTATCAGAATACCCTTTTAGTATCCCATTTTCGATAGCCCATTTAATAGCCTTTTCAGACCAGTCATGACCAAGAATTTTTTCGTTCTCTACAATTCCATAGCCATTATAAATATGAAGTAAAGTTGTAGGATCAAAAGGGGTTCCACTTCTTCTAGTTTCAAAATGGCAATGAGAACCAAAAGAATAACCTGTGTTTCCTTCTTTACCAATGGGCTGTCCTGTTTTAACAGTGTCACCAACATTTACATAACGTTCACTTAAGTGACAGAGGAATACAGAAACATCTTCGCAATCTATACGAATATAATTTCCCCATTCCCACGTTTTATTTGTTTTATCTATAATCATAGTAGAACTTCTTACAATACCGTCACATGGGGAAATGATTATTTTGGAATCCATTCCAACCAAATCAATTCCGTTGTGCCAATTTGTTTCACCATTGAGAACTCTATAACCATATCTGCTTTCAACTTTAACTTTACCATTATACGGGAGAAGCAGTTTATTCATTATCATCACTCTTTTCGTTTTTATCTTCTTTTAATTTATTAAGTACAGGTTTAAACAGTTTATATAACTGCGGATTAAGCATGGCAAGGTTTTCTATAATAGAAACCAATTCCATAATGCAGATATAACTAGCAATACAAACTAAAGCCGGAAACTCAATTCCTAATTCAATATAGTCTGCACCATATTGAATAAGTCCTGCACCAATAACGGTAAGTATTTCAGATAACTTATGATACATACCCTTTCTTAAAATGGTACTGTTTAATCCATCTTTTGCTAAAGCCTTAATAAGACCAGTAATGATATCAAAACCAATAAAAGCAAAGACTGTTATATAAATTGCCATACTTAATACCTCCGTTTTTATCATTATACCATATAATTTGCGTTTTGTCAAGGGGTTTTAGAAAATTTTTCCAATATCTATTGACAAAGCCGCAGAAGTGTGGTATAATTATATAGGATAAATTATAGGAGTTAATACAAATGTTTTACGATGGTACCAAATTATTGTCAATGTTAGACTTAAAGAATGAAAAACCAGAGGTATATCTTTGTACGGCAAATCGAAGTGCCGGGAAAACAACGTGGTTCAATAGGCATGTAACAAAAAGATTTCTTGACTATAAAGAAAAATTCGGTCTGCTTTATAGGTTTAACTATGAACTGGATGACATTGCAGACAAATTTTTCAAAGATATTGGTGGTTTGTTCTTTCCTGATTTTACCATGAGAAGCGAAAGAAGAAGCAATGGAATTTATCATGAACTTTTTCTTAAGCGTAAATCAGACCCTGATGAATATGATGGGTTATCTTGTGGTTATGCAATTACTATAAATTCGTCTGACCAAATCAGAAAACTTTCTCATATGTTTTCAGATATTCAGCGAATGATATTTGACGAATTTCAGTCCGAATCTAATCACTATTGCAGTAATGAAATAACTAAGTTTATCAGTGTGCATAATTCCGTTGCAAGAGGTAACGGAATGCAGTCAAGATATGTACCTGTTTATATGCTGTCCAACACAGTGAGTATTATAAATCCGTACTACACTGAAATGGGTATCAGTGAAAGATTAAAGCATGATACTAAGTTCCTTCGTGGGGATGGTTTTGTGCTTGAACAGGGATACGTTGAGGGTGCTAGTGAAGCACTTAAAAAGTCTGCATTTAATAGGGCATTTTCTAAGAACGATTATTTAGCGTATGCCTCTGAAAATGTTTACTTAAACGACAACATGGCTTTTATTGAAAAGCCCACTGGAAAGAATCGTTATCTTTGCACTCTTAGATACAAAGGATGCGATTATGGCATTAGGGAATATCAGGAACAAGGTATTATATATTGCAGTAATAGGGCAGATATAAATAACCCCAACCGGATTTCTGTTACAACCGATGACCATAATATCAATTATGTAATGCTAAGAAGTAATCAGCTTTTCATAGCAAATCTTAGGTATTACTTTGAAAAAGGGTGCTTTAGATTTCAGGATTTAAAATCCAAAGAAGCATTAATAAAAGCAATCTCTTATTAAGTGTATCATGGTACGCATTTCTGAATGAGCGAGGTGGGAAGTCCGGGTGAAAGATACCGCCACCGTCCGCTTTTCATTCATGACTGTTTGCTTTCAGATACCGTGCCATTATGATACTGGGGCAGAGCATACAAAACTCTGCCCTATTTTTATGCCTATAAACAGAAAAAAGCCCCACCCCGAAGGGTGGGACTTTTTATATTTTCATTATGCCTGAGTATTCCAAAACTTTATATATTTCATCAACGCTTTCTTGCACATCTATTTCAATTTTTCTTTTATTGCCTTTATCAGGATAGTAACAATCATTCAATATAATATTGGTAACATAATCTGGTTTACATACTGTATCATCTGATTTGAAAGCATTGCAGAAATTCCAAATAGCTTTTATCCTTATTATGCTAATTCTGTCTACCATTATAATTACTGGCTTTCTTGTAGAATATTCATGCAATTTAATAAACATTATTTTTACCTCCCATTGATAAATTCACTCATTAAGGGTAGCTTTGTAATTTCTAAGCAGAAATAAACCCATTCATCTAATTTATGATCCCTTCTTGCAAAATAAATATTATATAGAACTTCATAGTTTAATTGCACTGTTCTTAACTGGTTATAACTAGCTGGTAAAAGCTGAATCATTTGCCACCATTCATCTTTATCTTTCGTTTCTAAATAGGCTTCTCTTGCATAATTTAACACTCTTATAGTATTTTTTAAGTTATACAAAGCATAATCTTGTAAATGCTCATGTGAAAAATCGTCAAGCGTAAATTCTTTATCTTGAATCTTATGCATTGTAGAACAAGAATTTGCCACTGTACCAACTTTATAGGTATCATATTCCTTCCACCAATAAAGCGGTGCCTTAATATCCATAGTCACATTTATCATGCGCATAAACTTTCTGTGATCTGAACCTGCTTTTACAAGATTAATCATTAATTTCTTATCGTTTGCACCAAACCGTGCCTTATATGACACATATGAATCACTAAAATTCGAATCAGATTTGTCCCAACTATTCATTGGATTTCTCATTCCTCTAATAGCCGCTTCAAAACCTGTTGCATTTGCATTTTCAACTGTTATCATTTTCTTCCTCCAAATCATTTGATGCATTAAAATTTCTAAGTTCATTAAGTAATAATTTGCCCTTCTTGTTATCGCACTCTGTTTCCATAGTATAGAATACATATTTACATTCGCCGTTTAAACAAATTCTCTTTCTTACTATGCAGTCAACATCTGTTCCGGTGTCTTTAACTTTGGTTTTATAACCACAAACAGGACAAGTCATACATCCTCCATTTTTAATTGTTCCATTTCTTTGACCGATATTCCGTCTATACCCGCTGAATCTTTGCTGTCTGTTGCTTTGAAATAAGCATCATCAAAATATGGAAACATGTATTCAAACATTAAATAATTTGCGGCATCAACAAGGTATTCTATATTGTGCGTTTCAAGATATTTTTCAATGCATTTTGTGGTACTCCCTAAAGCGTTTACATATCTTCTGCCGAAATTAATAGCACTTGCGCCATATTTATAATATGACATTTCTACTCTGTGCTTTCTTAATTCATCAAATTCAAAGCTGTATTCTTTGTTTAAAATTTCATTACTATTTTTGCTCATTGTATTCCCTCCAAGTTAATATAAAAATCTATAACTGCACCGCCACAATACTCTACGTATTCTTGACCTTCATACCAATCGCTTTCCCATTCAAAAGGATATTCAGTAAAACTGGTAGTGTGTAAAATCTCAAATGAATATGACCAATCATCTTCTTGAATATATTTTGTGCGAATGAGAATTATTAAATCGTACCCTTCATATCTCTCTGCAAATGAATCCAATTCATCTAATGTTCTTGATTTAAATTCTTTAAAATAAATTGACGGAATTTTCATAAGCCTGTACTCCCTAAACCCCCGCGATTGCTTTTGCTTAATTCTGAACTTATTGTAAAGGCAATGTTGGGCTGATGTTCAATAATTCTGAACTGGCAAATTCTTGAACCCGCAGGAATAAAAGTATGCCTTGTCAAACAATATGCCGGGAAATGCCAAATGTCATCGTCACCGCAATAATCCTCGTCAATAACTCCTATTGAATTTGTCATAATAATTCCAAAGTTTTTGAAGGTAGAAGAACGCGGTGCCATAATAGCTTCATATCCCTTTGGCAATTCTATTGCAATGCCTAAAGAAATGTATTTAAAATCACCGCGCTCCATAGTTACATCTTCAATGTTTCTTAAATCAAACCAATCGCCATGCTTTTCTATGTTATAAATTTCGTCTTTGAATTTTAATTTTAATATCTTAGTGTTACTAAGCATATTTCCTCCTTAAAAAGTTTCTATTAATCCATCTAAGAAATAGACATTATTGCTGTTAGAATCCAAAAGGTATGTTACGATTGGCAAACCATAAATTTTTGCTGTCACCGCCTCGATTGTACACCCCTTAGATTTTCTATAATCTAAAGGGATTAATACGACATCTGCATCACTCATTTTGGAAATAGATTTACCTAAAAATTCTATTCTGTTTCTTGCGGTATTAATATCCGGATTATAATCTTTGCAAAGTGATTCAACTAAATCATAATTATCTTTATTTTTTAAAGACTTTTCTTTGTATGCGTTGAGAATTGCCTTTTGCGTAAGAAACAATTCTTGATACGGTTTACCTTCTCCTCTTAATGAAATAAAAACGTGAAGCATTTTTAAAACCTCATTTCATATGGTACTTCCGTAAGTAGAACCCCACCCGGGATTCTCTTAGGTATAAGTTTTCCGGGAACTATTAACCCCCTTTTAAAATCTGTTAATTGCTTTTGCGTTTTTAAGAAGTCTTTTTCTTCGTCAGTATATTCTTCGTCAGGAACTTGTTCACCAATAGATTTAAGGAAAAGATTCTTACTTCTTTCTGGCATTCCTGCGCACTTTACATTATAATAAGGATTTTCTATCGCTTCTCTATTTTCATGGGTGACATGCTCAATGTATGTTTTCTGTCTAACAAACAATGCTTTATCCCAACAGCTTTCAAATTTCCAACAACAAAATTCTTTCGGGTCTTCAATGACACCAACTAAATCGTCTGGTTCTAAATCACAATGAATACTATCCGTGTCAGCATAAATGAAGCCCGGATTATCTACACCGTGATAATTCTTTTGCGCGGCTCTTATTGTAAAGTTTCTTGCATAGGATGTAATAGCAGAACCAACAGGTATATAACCGGGAATTTTATTGTTCTGATTCACTATAAAATACTTAACAACACCATCTTTATCTAGCTTTGCAACTTTAAAACTAGAATCTGTATTAGATGCCATCTTTCCATATAGATTATTTAAGAATAATTTTGCCAACTCTCTTAACGCGCCTGTTGATTCCAACTTTATCTTTTTATATTTATTAATATACTCGTCGAATATTCCTATCTTTGCATTAAAATAACAGCCATCTAATATTTCTGGTTCAAGTAGATAATAATGCTCTTTGAATAACTGCCAGTCTATCATTGTCATTGTAAGAATAACATAGGTAGGAACAACATCGCCGTCTAGTGTCTTTCGGAACTGCACATATTTTCCTGTTGCTTTATCATAAATATCAGAAGATTCAAGCATTTCTGTTGCTTTATATCTAAGATTACCCTTTATTTGTATGAACGGTAACTTTCCTTCCCTAATATGAAACATAGTTTTTACTCTGATAAAGTAAAATTTATCAAACCCCTTTGCTTCATCCGGAATAAAATTTCCTTTCCAAAATGTAGGTTTTCCAACAGGGTAAACAGAACCGCTTTCTGATGACATTACTGACGGATATAAACTATTAACATCTGCCGTTGTTCCTCCTGTAAATAATTTATTCTCTTTTCCTTTTACTAAATAACACCACCCACCTCTGTATGATTTTCTTATGTATTCACCGGCATTAGGCGAACCATATTTTTCTTCATCCAGAGGTATCTCATACATGTTCGGAAAATATTCATCATATTTCTTACCGCCTATAATAAAGCGATACTCAGCTAAACAACAAGAACCTATTGTAAGTTTTTTGTGCCCTTGCTGAAACATTATTTCTAATGCTTCTTTTATAACAAGAACATCGTTTTTAATATATTCTTCCTCTTCGGGTGATATGTAGCATCCAGCATACCTTACACCCTTATATTCCATTTCTAGTTTCTGATGCTTTGTCTTAAATGCCTTACCAATTCTTTTTAGCTTGAACGGAAGTAATTTGTAGCTGTCTCTCAATTCGATAATTTTATTGTGCGTTTTTATTACTATTTTATACCAAGTTCCCATTGATGAAATTGAATATTGAAATGACTTACATGGCATATCGTGCGGCTTCATCCAATGAATTGTAGAAATATCGTTTTCATCGTCCTGTTCATACGCTTGTGTATAGCCTAAAACATTAAGTAAAAAGGAAATCCAAAATTCACCATCAAATTTAAGATTGTGATAATAACATATAATATTTGTACTTAACGATTGAAAATATTCAAACTGTTCTGCAATTGAATGAAAAAGATGAACCTCTTCCGTAAAAAGTTCTACACAGGCAGACGCCCAAACTTCTGTTGTTTTCTGCCCTTTGTAAACGGTAGTTTCAAAGTCACCTACCATAACTTTTACTTCTTTTTTCATATCAGTTCATCAATTTGATAATCCTCTAAATCTTCATCTTCTTCATCAAAATTAATATATTCAGAGTATGAATGAATTTTTTCGGATTCTTGTTGTGTCGGTATCCTTCCTAAAATAATTTCTGCTAACTGCATAAGAGCTCCAGAAACTTTATTTTCGTCGGAATCATATAACATGGTTTCAAGAGCATTATCAATTTCAATTCCCCTGCCATCAAGTCTTCTCATGACGGTAGAAAAACCTTCTGTTCTTATTGCGTTATTGAGCATTCTTTTAAAAGAAACTTCCGCATTTTTATTACCGTATTTATTAAATCTTTCTGGCTGTGCATTATAATCAGCTTCAAACTGTTCTATTCTTGATATAATACCTGCATAAATAGCGTCACCATCATATACAAATTCTCTTTCTGCTTTCTTTTTATTTTTCTGCCTTTCGTAATTTTCTTTCCATTGTTTTACTTTTTGATCTGTTATTTCTGCATTAATCTTTTTTCTTTCATCATCTTGTGTTTGAGAAGCCTCTGTTCCTTCTGACTCAAAATCTTCGTCGTAGTGCTCTTTGGCTTCGGGTATCTCTTCGGATTCATACCCTTCATCCGGTAAAAGAGTTTTGCCTGTTTCCCTTCCAGAATCAGCTTCTCGTCTTCCATCTTGAACCTCCCCATATTTTGATTTAGCTAATGTAAAAGCGTCATAATCTTCATTGGACAAAGAACGTATAAATTTCATTTTACCTTCTTCGTCTAAGGAATTATACTCTGCTAATAATTGTAATCCATTCGCTAATTGCTCTTCTTCGTACTGTTTTGCTGAAATAGCTTTTCCTCTTTTGGGAAGATTGGATATATTTGTTTCACGTCTTTTTTGTTTAACTAATTCGATACCTTCTGAAACAGGTAAAGGCTTTTCTTTTGTGAAGAAACCTATTGCTTTTTGATATAATTTATTTCCTCTAAGGCTTTTTATACCTTCAAGAACCGATTTTGTTATTCGTTTTGGAAAAGAGATTTTACTCGGTATAATATCTTCTGGAAAATCAAAACCTGATTTTTCTGCCCTTTTTACTCTTTTCTCTAAATTGTAAATTTCTTTTACATATCTTTTTTGTGACGGCGTAAGTTTTTTCTTGCTTGTCTTCGCCATCATTTACCTCCTTATAAAAAGAAAGGGGTAAAGCCATGCCTTACCCCTAACTGCTATGCGAATCTTGATATTTTAGATGATGGAACAGGTAATGAAATCTTTGCCGTTGTAATTCTTAGAAGGAACCTTGTAAATTTCGATCTGGAACGGATCGTCAGATTCTGCCTTCATTTCGTCCCAAATTTCCTTGAAAGAGTTCCAGAAACTGGGAGAACCAGTCACATACTTTGCACCATCATCTGCGATGATAAGATAATTGTTATAGTCTTTTCTGTCCTTGCTCTTTTCGTTATGAATCTGAAGAACGACGTAATCAACGGGTGTGATAACCAGAGTTTCGCCGTTGTCTCTGCATTCATCAACAACTTCGTCAATTTTTCTGGCGTTTGTGGTGTCCTTCATGAGGATTCTTTCTCTGGCAGAAAGATCATGAGTGGTTTCAATGATTTTGGTTTCAAAGTTTGCCATTTTAATTCTCCTTTTTAGTCATCAACAGTTTCGTTTTCGTTTGCTTCTTTGGTTCCGCGAGGGGGAAGGATTTTTGCGTGATTAATAAAGTCCTGTTCACTCATTCCGTACAGAGTTTCCACAACGGTGGTGGACTTGATGTGCGCGAGTTTTTCAGTGTCAGTATTAACCAGTGCTTCGATCGCTTCACGAAGTTTCTTTACCTTCTTGTATTCGCGAGGAATAGAAACTTCTCTCTCTTCGGAAATTCCGGTATCAACATTGATAACGAGAATGTCCGCAATCGTGGTGGGAATGGTGCGTGTCACCATCGGCTGTCTTGCCATTGCTTTTTGCGCTCCTTTTAACGCTTTTTGTGAGCTAAAATTTTGAATTTGTGGTAGCTTATAGAATCGAACTATACGCTCACATGCTGAACCATCAGAACTACCATTCAATTCTATGGACACATTGTACCATAGAGATATTATGCCAATGTGTCCATAGTGTTAACAAAGCGTTAATTTCAATTTAGAGGGATTTCAAATGGTGTACTGCATTTGTTACATCTTTGCAGAGATTTCGGTATTCACATTTTCGGCAATCTCTGCGCTTATATGCACACTCGGATTCTTCATAGATTTCGTCTCGAATGGTGTGCATCATGTCGGATATTGCTCTGATTTCTTTGCGGTTGTAGTGAGGTTTTAATTTGAAGATAATCATAAGTCCTCCCATGACGCTAATAATTCTGCACAAGGCTCGTGATTTGTGTCAAGCCATATCCTTGCAAATAAAATGTCATCATTCCATGCTGGAAATGGCGATTCTACTGTTACGAAAACATACGCCGCAGGATTTTCATATTGACGCAATTCATCGATAACATGCTCTGCAATAAATTTATACGCATAATCTCTCAAAATAAATTCGGTGCTTTCAACATGAAATTTAATAGCATAGAAATCTTCGTTATCATTGCGGTCAGGTTGTATGTTTGCTTCAAAACCTGTGAATTTATAAAACGGCGATTTCAACTTTCAAACCCTCCTTCAATTCAATTCTACGAATGCTGTGAGAATATCCATAATCGCTTTCGATTGCAACAACTACACAATCACCGATAAAATTCGCAAACTTATCAAAGAATACAATTCCAACAGAAACTGCTTCGTCTTCTGTTGCACAGGAAAGACCTACGTTGCGAGATTCTCGCTTAGTCATAACGTAAATTTTGTAATTTTTGGTTACCATATTTTTTCCTCCTGTTGAAGTGTAACAAGGGCAAATGATGCCCTGTTTTATAAATGTAGAATAACGTACTCATTCAATAAATTTTCCAATCGATAGAAGCAGGGAAACGTAGTATGTGTTGAGCTCCTTTGCGTGTTCTACTTCTGCGTGAAATTTGTTGTAGTCTAAAAATTCCATGTCAAGTTCTGTGATGTGAAGTAATTCCATGACTGCGTTGTAATAGGTTTGTGCATATTCTTTTGTCTTCTCTGAACCACTATCCCGAATGGCAATTAATCTTTCAAGAATTGAAGAACCAATATTGTAATACTTTTCCATGTAATTGTCGCGGAAATTTACTGTAAAATATTTTGTGCCCTTCTTTGAAGTTCCTTCGCATACTGCAAGTAATAAACCTTCCCATTCGTGCGTAAATGTACCATCAGAATCCATGTTGCAGTTTTTTGATATCACGTTGAACTGTTTTTCTGAAATAAAGATTGGTGCATCTTCATTTCCTTCGTCTTTGTTCTTCTGCTTTTTATCGAGAAAATAACGATAAACAGAAGGAACAAATTCTTCGTCAAACCAATTTGGATTGTAATTCATGTTTTTTCCTCCTATGAGTAGTGTAACGGATAGCATTTGCTATCCTTAATTGTCTTTGAGAATCCAAACTACGAATCGAATAAACTTTACTGTTGAAAAAAGAATTAGCCATAACCAAAAGCTGATTCCCATATCGCCTATTCGTAATGCAAGCATGAAGATTAAAAGTGCTTCAACCATTTGTTGATTCCTCCTTATAAAGTCTTAATGTTGTATAATATTTGATCGCAAATTCAAGCGTTTCTATTGAAAGCCATTCAGTTATTTTGTGCGTAGGATAAGAATGCGTAGCGGAAAAATAAATAAGATTAAATTTCGCCTCTAATTGCCTCCGCTTAGTCCAATATTCACCGCAAATTTTGTCCATATCATTGAAGTGAAAAAGAACACCAAATGAACGATAAACGCTAAAAATATTAACTTGTACTTCTTCGAATACGTCATAAAGATTCGGCATGAAACGTGTGATTTGATAATACTTTTTTGGTGCCAAAAGTTCAAAACCAACTAATTCAATATCTTCTTGTCTATATCCATTTCTTTTTCTGCCGTCTGGCACAAGATAGCGAATAACTCTTCCATCAAATTCTGGCTTTACTTTGTAGTATTTTGGCATGATATTTTTTCCTCCTGTTGTAGTGTTACTGTGGGCTTTATTGTGCCCACTTGCAGTACCGTTTTATAATTGTAGTATATTGCTGTCTTGAAACCGGAAAATCTCTTGCGATTTCAGTATATTCGTTATAAGAATCAATTTCGGTATTTACCCAATATTCAATGCCTTTTCCGGTATAATAAAAGCATTCATTTTCGTATTTTTGCAGATAATCGAATAAATCTTTTTCGTCATTAAAGACATTATCTGTGTCTGAAAAAATAACTTCAAAGTTTAATATCGGGATATATTCATCTTTCGGCGAAATGTAAAGGTAAGGTAAAGATAATGATCTGAAGGCTAATTTGACAAAAGCATTTTTGGACACCGTGATAAATACTTTTCCATTTATTCTTGCAACTTTCCTTTTCATTGTTTTTTCCTCCTGTTTATAGTGTAACATGAGAGATTAAAAATCTCTCAAATTAAATGAACGAGATGCTGATTCTGAATCATAAAATTCACACACTGTTCTATGAAAAGCCGCATAAAATGAATTTCTCAAAAGCGTATGCAAATGAGCGTCAGTAAAATCCGGAAATTCATCACGCATCTTATCGTATAATTCAAAATCAGTATTCCGCATCGTGGTTACAAAGAACTGATAAAGAAAAGAATTAGTTAAATCACACGGCTTTACATTTTGATAATAATTAAAAATAGCTTCTCCGATTGGCGTTTTCCATGAATAATCTTTGAAAAGTTTCGTCATTTCAGTTTCATATTTTTCTAATTTATACATGGCATTTTCCTCCTGTTTATAGTGTAACAAAGCAGTTTATACTCGTGCCCGGGAGTTGCGATTATTCGTCGATTTCGACAAACCATTTTTCATAATTTTCTTCGCTAACATATCCTGCCATTCCTTCGAAAAATTCTTTGGCAAGTCTTAACCTTCTTCTCCATACTACCTCGTGTTCATCATCAATATCTAACAGAGCGTTATAATATCCTCCATCGTCAACATAAATTTCTACTTTCAAATTAAGAATTTGCGCAAAGTGTTTTTCACCTTCTTCGGTCAAACCCATTGGACCACAAAAGGCAATGCCTAATTCTTCGCAGACATTGTCATAAATGTCAATATCCGCCTCTTTTTTAATAAACTCTCTGAGGGTGGTTCTTTCGCAAAGTGTAAACATTGGTATTTTTCCTCCTGTTTTTAGTGTAACTTAAAAGGCAGTTTATTGTCATGCCAAGGACGGTTTTTTTCGCTCTTCTTTGGCGTTACAGGGTAGTTTATAGTCTTGCCCGGGACTGTCACTGTTAAACGGGTCTTGCAACAAGTTTTTCGAATCCATAAAATGTACCGAAATACTGCCTTGCAAACTTTGAAATGTGCTGTGCAGAAGATGGTGTATAACCGTATTCAGTGCGGAGTACATCTACCAAAGTTCCAGACGATTTATCTATACAAGCCACAATGGTATTGTAGGAACATAGAATTTCATAATGAATCGTCCAAATGACTTCCGCCTTGCATGAATATAATTTCTTGCGCGCAGATTCCCCGTCTTTGTACCATTCTTCGATAGCAGAATTGAAGATTTCATATGCTTTTTCGTTAATGGCAATTTGTTCAGCTTTTTTCATGGGTTTTTTCCTCCTGTTTATAGTGTTACAAGGCAGTTTATACTCTTGCCCGGGAGTGCTTTTCACTTGAATTCTTCGTCAGCTACAAAGACAACGCCGTCAATAGGACAAGATGACGCAGAACGTAAATATTGAAATGCAATTTCGTCATATTTCAGATACATTAACCAAAAATCTTCACGTTCTTCTTTACTGTATTTTCTCCATTGATTCGATTTACGAAAATATCTTTTGGATATTTCGTCATTTTCCTTGTATTTTGCAAACAAATCACATCGTGTATAATACATTTCTTTTTCCTCATGTTTTAGTGTGACGGAGAGGGCGATTAATCGCCCTCTTTTTCTCCCTTCTTCTTTTCTTCTGCAACGGTGCTATACTTAATGAAATCATCGAGGCTCATGACGCGTTTTTCATTGACAGTTCCAATTACCTTCACGGCGGCAATGCTCACGGTGTCGGATTCGAGGGTGTCACGTACTTCTTTCAGAAGATCGCGCGGAGCCATATCTGCATAATCTCCGGGAACAGTGTACTCATTGCTGTGAGTTTCCATGGTGTCAAGGTTAGTGGAAATGACTCTGATTTTGCTGTAGGAAATGGTACGAGTGATGAACTGGGTTTTCATTGTGGAAATCTCCCTTGAATATAGATTTCACTCTGCTGTGAGAGTGTGACAAGCTGTCATTGACAGCTTGCCTTGTTTCGTCGCATTCCAGCGTGGCATTCTGTTAAATGAGTTTTCAACAGAGTAGCTTTCCCCTCGTGGCGTTCCTTCCATAGTTGGAGCCACAATTTTACACGGTTACGCGGGGTACACTCTTCAGACACTTTTTCACAGAAGAGGAACGGTATACCATTACACTTTATCCGCCCGTACTCTCGTCCGGACGTGTTCAGAGTCAACCTCTCTGAGGTACATACATTTACGGTATGCTCATGGCTCTGAATTATGCCGGGAACTACCTCATTCACGCTATGAGGTTCTACCTCTTCCCTTTTATGGTACCCTGTATTCGATTTTCAAAGAACAGTGAGAGACTTTCAATCGGAGAGCCTTTAGCGTCTCTCCTGTTTTCCGTCAACCTCTCTGAGGTTCTACCTCGCGG